AAGATATTGGTGCCAGAAGGTAGCGTTGATATGCAGGATTTTGAAAATAAGTGGGCACAACCAGGGGTAGCTATTCCTTACGACCCAACTGATGGTCCTCCTGTGCCAGTACAGCCAACACCACTACCTACAGCTTTATATCAAAATGAAACTACAGCTAAGAATGATATAGACCATCAACTAGGTATATATGAGATGATGCAAGGGAATGCCGCAGGGGCACCACAAACATATAAAGCTACTATATCTCTAGATGAATTTGGGCAAAGAAAGATTAAATCTAAACTAGCTGATATAGAAAGTGCATTAGTTAGATTGGGTCAAGTGGCTATAGAAATGGCTCAACAACTATATACAGTGCAAAAAACATTTAGAATTGTTAATCCAAATAATTCTATGACCGAGTATACTATTAATAAGAAATTAGTTGATGATAAATCACAAGAAGTTAAGATTATTAATGATATTACTATAGGTAAGTATGACTTAGTGGTAGTTGCAGGTTCAACCTTACCATCTAACCGCTATGCCGAATTAGAATTTTATATGGATGCATACGCTAAAGGTCTCGTAGATAGACAGGAAGTTCTTAAGAAAACTGAAGTCTTCGATATTGAAGGTGTTATGCAACGTATGGATACGATTGCCCAATTGCAACAGCAATTGCAGCAAGCAGGTGAACAGATTAAGAGTCTCAAAGGCGATTTACAAACTAGAGACAGAGAGTCTGTTAATCTTCGTAAGAAAATGGAAGTCGAGAAGTTTAAAGGTGACTTGGATAAAACCAAGAATAAATCTCAAGCTGCGGCAACCGTTTTTGATAAAAGGCTCGATGATGAGCTTAGGAATATCCGCACCAATATAGCAACTGCTTCAAAAGAGGCAAAAAAATAGGACACCCTTAAGCGGATAAAGGCTCCTATAGAAAAAAGGAAGATAATGAACGAAAATGCAAATCAAGAGGTTACTCAAGAGAACCAAGATACAGCAGCTGATACAAGCCCTGTTCAAGAAACAGCTTTTGACACCTCAGAAGATAAAGGTTTTTCATTCGAAAGCGTGATTTATGGCGAAGGGGATACGAAGAGAGGTACTCCATTAGAAGAATCTGCTCAACAACCGGTAGCTCAAGATACATCAGCTCCTACAACTGGACAACCTGAGGAATCTTATGAAGCTAAAAATGATGACAAAAGATTCGAATATTGGCAGTCAAGGGCTTCGAAGCTTGAAAATCAATTAAAGGAACAACAGCCTATAATTGAACATATCAAGTCGAACCCAGAAAGTCTAAAACCGCAACAAGTTGCAGAGCAACCTGCGGAAGAAGAGTTTCCACCTCCCCCAGAGAAACCCGCTAAACCACATAATTACAGTAGAGAGTTAGCATATACTGACCCCAACAGTGAATCTGCAAGATATGCAAGTGCAGTAGAAGATTGGCGTGATGATATGGATGAATATAACTCATTGAGGGTACAATACGAGACTGCTATTGTTAATGAGAAGATGGAATCGATGGAATCTCAAAGAATACAACAAGCGCAATATCAAAAGCAACAAGTTCAAGAAAGAGAAAGAATGCAGGAAATGGGACAATATGTTCAAGCTGAATATGGATTAGCTCCTGATGAAGCTAACAAGTTCATATCAGACATGAGTGACCCAAAATCTGTTAACATGGGTAATTTAGTTGCTTTATGGAGAATGAATAATGGAAAGAGCGCAGCTCCTCCAGTTGAAACTCCAGGTATTCAAGGAGAGGCTCCTACACAAAGAGTAGGCACTCCTTCAGCTGTATTCCAACAAACGCAACGTGCTCAACAAGTACCTCCTCCAATGGGTGTTCAATCAGGTCAGGCGTCTTCTAATCCAGATGATGGAAAGACTGATGGTGAAAAGTTTATGAGTGCTCTCATTTCAAATCACAATGATAAACAGGTATTTTAAGGAGATAAATACAAATGAGTACATATACAACTGGTAAGAAGTTTAACGTTACTACTGGTGTTATGGGAACAGATGGCTCTACCGTTGCAGGTTTTCCTGCATGGGGTGGTGTTGATGTCGATAATGTCCGTAGAACGTTTGCCATTGGTGACTATGTTTCTCAATTAGCTCCCGAACAATCATTATTTTTTGCATACTTATCTAAAGTTGCTAAAAGTGGATTAGATGAAACAGTTTGGAAGCCAATGGAGTACAGACCTCAATGGCAAAGAAGGAATTTTACATTAAAAAGTTCAGACGATTCTAACGTTGACTTGACTAAAGAAGCAGGTGGAGGTGTAGGTGCAGCTAAAAAGCTTACATTGGCTTCAGCTGGTACAGAGTCAGCAGATACGGCTAGACCTTACTGTAACTATAATAATGTAGGTAAGAAAACAGCTGATTGGAGTGAAGACCCAATCTTTATGTTACCAAAGCAAGTAATCCGAGTTCCTATTATTTCTAGTGGCGATACATCGTTAACTCACGCTAACTTTAAAATAACAGGAATAAATAGCACAACAGGCACATTGGCGTTAGAATCTGTTAGACAAGATTTTACAGATGCTGATACGTATACTATTGACGTATATCAGTCTAATGCAGATGCTCCTGAATGTCAAATAGTTGGTAGTGCATTTGCTGAGGCTAGTACAGCTCCAGATGGTTGGTCAGACCAATTGAGTACAACTGAGTTTTATATGCAAATATTCAAAACTGCAGTTCCTCTAATGTCTGGTTCAGCTCAAGCTACTAAATACAGAGGATTTGCAGATGAGTATTCAAGAATATATACTCAGCACGTTCTATCTCATAAGATGGATATAGAAAATGCAATGCTATTTGGTCAAGGTTCTTACGTTAGTCAAGATGAGCGATATACATGGGGTATAGTTCCATTTATTGAAACTCAAGGTGGTAAAGCTTATGCAGTAGATGCTACTGTTGACGGCTTTGATTACTTCGTTGATTTAATGCGAGATTTCTTTGATTATGAATCTGGTAATAGTGGTCAGAAGTTAGTATTAACTTCTAGAGCTGTTATAGCATGGTTAACTAAAATGGGCTCTGCTAATAGTGCGGCTTTCGTCCATAATACATTAACTATGGGTCAAGGCACCGAAGGTGCAGCAGTCGCTGGTCCTTATAGTGCATCAATAGACGTTAAACAGTCTAAATTTGCACCTGTTCCAATTACTGCAGTTAGTACTGCATTCGGCACAATGAATTTTGTGGCACATCCTTTATTTAGAGGGCATGCTGAAAATCTTGCTGCTGTTATTGATATGAATAATGTATCATATAAGTGCTTACAAGGTAATGGAATCAATAGGGATACGTTTGTGGAAACTAATATTCAAGACAATTCTGTTGATGGTAGAAAAGACCAAATCATCACAGAGTGTGGTTTAGAAGTGAAACTTCCAGAAACACATGCTTTATTGAAATTTAGCGGGCTAAGTACTAATTTAGCTATCTAAATACATATAATCGAAATTAGGGGTGGGCAACTACCCCTAATCTCATAATTGGAGAACAAATGGGATACAGACAAAATATAGCGGGAACTATAACGAGTGTAGATATCGATAAGACTAACACTCCAGTAGAGTTAAGACCTCCTTCTCGTCTAAAAATCATACCTATTGCATCAGATGATGCAGACTATAGTTAAAGTAAAAGCTATTGGGAATACAGGTATTGATGCAGTGATAGCTCTTCGAGAAGCTGTTACCAATACATGGGTATTAGGAAGCAGTACAGCTGGAACGAAGATGGAAGACGCTGATGAAATAGTTGGTAATTTTAGATACTTTAAAATTTATGTAAATGGTACCGATGAAACCGAAGCTCGTATATGGATAGCTTCTTAAATATGGAGATAAAATGAATAAAAAAGAACGGTTTAATATAAACCTAGGCTCTAATAATATTAATAGCAATAGTGGAGTTGGAGTAGCTCGAAGAGCTGGTGTTTCAATGAAAAAGTTTAAAGCGATGGCTATAGCACAAGCAGATACTTCTACTGCGCTTACTGCGAGAACAGATAGAATATCAGTTACAAGTGCTAACATGACTGCGGCTATGCAAGATAGACGTGGAGCTAAAGGAACAATGAGAAAAGCTGCTAAAGCTACTAAAGGTCTGAGTAAGACTAAAACCAGAGGGCTTAGCGAACAAAACGTGCAGGTTGCTAGAAAATATAGAGACATTAAAAGTAAGCTTGCTGGTAGGTAATGGCTTCGATTCTAAATAGAATAGAAGATATTACTGGAGAAAAATTCTTCGATGCAACGCATAAAACCTCTAAAGAGATAGCTACTGTTGATGAGACTCAAACTCCTCCTGTCGTAGTATATACTTATGAAGATGTGGAGACAGATGCTTATTATGATATATTAACTAGGTATGTTAAAGAGGGCGTAAAAGATGTTGTAGATAGAACTCTTCAAGCAAATCCTAAGGATATGCATTTGTTCTGTCAAAACATTTATATACATGGTATACATAAGTTTGGAGATACTACTAATACTAAGACTTATGGTGAATATGCAGTTCCATGGAAAGATGCTGATGGGGGCTTTAAGATTAATAATAATTACATACTTTATGTATCCCGTTATTATGGAGGTTTAAAAGTCCCTGCTCATGAAATATCTGCAGAGAAAGGGTTGAAAGTGGAAGACCCTGAGAGTATATATTATTCTGGTAATGATTATAGAAATCCTGTATGGTATAGAGCAAGTAGCAAATTATATATATACCCAGAGGTAAGCAGTATCGAAGAAGGTTTTGCTAGCATGGTACGATATGATGAAAGTTTCCATTTAAAAGGGACTACTTTGTCGGATGGAAGAGTGCTGCCAGATGCAACATCTATTGATTATTTTCCTAATCATTTATTATTTCTAGTTGTATTATATGCTGCAATAAAAGGGCTAAAACTAGTTAAGTCTCAAAAGAGAAAAGAGTATACTACTAAATATGCAACTCCATTATTGGTTTGGAAAACTTTATATGGGGACGCGGCTGGTATGCCTGAGTTGCCTACTTTGCCAACAGATATGCCTGATTTTGGCACGGCCAATGAAGAGTTCCCAACTATCGACTTTTCTTCAATATCAGGTTCTTTGGAGACGGCTAAATCAATTTTCACTAGGATGTATAATCATATCAATCCTAACGAAGATATAGACTTATTGAGTGGTGAGATTAGCAGATTTAATGCTATGCTATCAGAGTTAAATAATGATATTAGTATATTAGAGAAACGACATGGGATTAAAATGCAAGAATTTGCAGCTGATTTAAATAACTTTACAACACAATATCAAACAGTGATGGATGTATGGAGTAAATATCAAAATTCTTATAACGTTGAATTGCAATTATTAGATGCTGAAATTGCACGACATGAAAAAGATTATTTGTCTAATTTCTTTCCTAAGCACTATTTGGACAAAACTAAAGAGGAGGGTAACTACTAATGGCATTAGATGATAAAGGTTTAATGGACCAAACCTTGCAAGAAGGATATAAGAAGCTATTAATATCCGAAAAAATTTCTGGGATAGAAACAGGTATGAGTAAGATATCTACGTCTGTCGGAACTAACATTGCAGGTTCAGCACTTTATATGGGATTTGATGTTCAAGAGACTCCATCAGTTAAAATCAAAGGATTTGGTGATGGCAAGCCGTTTTTCTATATTGAGAATACTGGTGGTTATGATAATATGACATCACAAAGCAATTATCCAAATTTAACTGCCTATGCAGCTTCTGCTACTGGTGGCAAGAATGGAATAATCAAAGTTCATAATATATTAAATATAGATTCTAGTATTACTACTACGGGCGACCAAACAGCTGATAGTATGAGTGGAGGACAAATTGTATTTGGTAATTTTACAGTACCACCACCAGATGTTGATTCTAATACTAAAACTTGGTCTGGAGGTCTAGGTTCTATATTTACACAAGGTTCGAATATTCAACATAGATTAACAGGCTCACCATCTGCTGCATGGTGGCAATTTGATAGATTGAAAATAGGAAATAGTCTTGCTACTAATCTTGCCTTTGAATGTGAAGCAGACCAAGCTTTATTTGCGGGATTAAAAACTACAGCTATGATGAGACCTACTCATTCTCTAGTATCGACAGGTACTGCTTCTTCTGGTATTCAGACTTCTGATGATATACACCTTAGAGGTTCAATGGCATCAGCTGGGAGTTCTATTAATTTAGTGGATACTCCTAGAGTTAATATTGAAGCTAGATATGACTCTGGGCAGGCTATTCTTAACCTTAATTCAGTATCTAAAGCATCAGACCCACAACAGTCTCTGATAAATATTGGTATTACAGATGATGGTGGTACAGCTCCATATTCTAATACATTAACTCGTGAATATCAGTGGAATGATGTTTCAAGTGCTTGGGATAGCGTTGCATCTGAATTGCAGGGGCCAACAACAATTAATATTGGACAACCTTCTCCTAAAGATGAAATTGATGCTACTGCAACAAATCGTCAAACTTTAAACCTAAATTCTGGTACTGTAAAGTTAGGTGGGAAAACAAGTTTGCTAATGCCTTATGTAGCTTCTGATGCAGGTTCATGGAGGCCTGATAACCATAGTTGGCAAAATGATGCAAACTCTATATATTTCATACAAGATGCTTCAACTGCAACTGATGTAAAATTAATGTGGTTTGATGGTTTAAATAATGCTACTCATCAAGTTGAGGCTGTAAATCATACTGTTGGAAGAACAACAAGAATGTCTAAAGTCACTACTGCGATAGACCCTTTAAGTACAGAAGGTAATATATATATTAAGGGTGGAAAGTTAATCGTAGCTTATAATGACCCTCTAGGTGATGCTGCAGGCACAGGTGCTGATATTTTGTATTATTGGGTTGACTTAACTAAAGCGACACAATCAGGTATTGGAGCAGGCGCTGGTGCTGCTTTGACTCAAGGTTGGCAAATGAGCTACACTGCACCATAGGAGAATAAATGAAATTTCTTGAAATGTCAGAATTAGTAAGGCAACATCATGACCATATGGGACAAACTGAAATCAGAAAAGTCCTAAATAGGGCTATTACAGATTTCTGTGTTCGAACTAAGGTAATTCAAGCTTCTTTTACTTTTGATATAACGGAAGAGAATCAGGCTGATAGATGGCTATGGTTAGATGATAATATCATAGATATTGAAAGAGTAGAGGTAGATGGTTATGTAATACCTAGAATGTTAGATTTACCAGTAAAAAGGGATTTTGAATAATGGCAAGTAAATATAATGATACATATAGCAAGATGAGATGGTTTACTGAAAGAGATAGGCTGGCTGTTATGCAAATTAATAGTAAGGCTACTACTCCTGATGACTGGTATGTTAACGTTCCTACAGGTAGTTCTGTTCGTATATATGGAGCTAAAATAGCTAACCATTTTTCTAATTTAAATGATAGTTTATCAGAGTTACCAGAACAATTTCATGAAGCTATTGTATATAAAGCTATTGCAACTGGGTATGAAACTCCACCTAATTTAAACCCTGAAATGGCTTTGTATTTTAAAAATGAATATGAAGCTAAGGTGAAATCTGCTAAAAAGTGGAAGAAATCAAGCAGAATAGGTGGATTTAAACAATTAAGACCTATGGACTTCTAATGCCTATATCTGGTAATTGGACAAAAGATAAACAAAAAATGTTAACATCTCTAGAGGATTTGGATTTAATCCATCTAGATAAAGTTACATATACTGATAGAAGCGAGAATATACTTGCATCGTTTGAAAATATGCGTGCAGGAGATATTGAATCTGGGGGATGGGTTTTGCCTTGTATATATGATTTTAGCAATAGCGTTTTTGACCTTTATGATGCAGGTGACCCTACAACTATCGATAATTACCCAGGCAGTTTTACATATGACCCTGACTTCAATAACCGCATTTACTTTCAGATAATGAGTAGTAATTTTCAAGAAAGTGCTTGGGGTGAAGCTGAATTTAATGGAAACTCTCCAAATGCAGGGGAGCTTATTACCATAACAGGACCATTGCTATCTGGAGAATTTAGAGTGCATAAATCTACTTTAATAAATATATTTTATGAAGGAGGTTCATATACTCAGATACCAGGGAGAATATGGTTAAAAAATACAAATGATGACCCAGAACATGGCGTTGACTGGATAGATGATTACGGCGAAGGTACCTTCAATCATCAATGGGCATCTACAGATTTAGGGTGGACTGAGTCTGAGATTACAATTAATAAGGCAGATATTTGGGGTCGTGATGCATTCACCCCTAGTACATAACAGGAGATATATATGGCTACGATAGACCATGGAGTGTTATCAACGAAAACTTTAAGTGCCCCTAATCCTATTAGTATGGTTTATAAAAAGTTTGCATTTTTTGACGATAATACAAATACGTTAAGATTTACTCACTCAGGGACACTGTTTGATTTAGAAATTAAGAAAATACATAATAATCTTACATTTACAAATACAATAAACGTAGAAGGTAATTTTGGAGGAGCTCTTCCTACCGCAGCTAGTACAGATGCGATTATATCAGGGAGCGTTTCTCAGCTATTTAGTGATATGTATAGTGGCGCT